AGCATGGCTTATGTCTAAACAAGAAAAGAATGGGTTTCCATTCGACACAGAAAAGGCGTTGAAGCTGGAAGCGACATTAAGAGCTAGAGCCGGCGTATTGACAGCTAAATTGGTGCAGGTAGTGCCTCGTATCCCTGATAAAGTGTTTATCCCTAAAAGAGACAATAAGAGACTCGGTTATAAAGCTGGTGTACCTTTCCAAAAGTATAAGGACTTCAATCCAAACAGCAGACAGCAGATAGAATGGTTGTTGCGGACACACTACGGTTATTCTCCTACTAATATAGATTGTTACGATGTGGATGATCCAGACAGTATACTTGATTTGAGTAAATGTCGTTTAAAGATTGATGAAGAAACATTCAAGTACATGAAGGAAGACATACAGGCACCAGCGGAAGTCAGGGAGATGGTAGGATACCTAGAAGAATCACTACTCCTGAAAAAGCGTTTAGGACAATTAGCAGATGGAAAGAATGCATGGTTATCTATGATTGGAAAGGATGGGAAAATCCATGGAAGTGTTATTCCGAATGGTGCTATTAGCGGTCGTGCTACTCATTCTCGGCCAAACGTGGCACAGGTTCCACATGTAGGCTCTCCATATGGTAAAGAGTGTAGGGAGTTGTTTAAAGTCCCGGATGGATGGTATCAGGCTGGTATAGATGCTTGTGGTCTAGAACTTAGATGTCTTGCACATTTTATGTACAAATATGATGGTGGTAAGTATGCTCATACTATTTTGAATGGAGACATACACACCATGAATCAAGAAGCCGCTGGGTTGCCTACACGTAATCAAGCGAAGACGTTTATCTACGCATATTTATATGGTGCAGGTGACGCCAAAATTGGAAAAATCATAGGGGGTACAGCTGGACAGGGAAAGCAGATAAAGAAGAAATTCAATAAAGCTATTCCGGCCATAGCAATGCTCAGACAAGCGGTTGAAAATGCTCTTGTGTACCCTATTGATTTTAAAAGTGGTCATGGGAAACCTAAAATCACATGGAAACGTCATTTTCTTTATGGTCTTGACAGACGCAAATTACATGTACGAAGCGTTCACAGTGCATTAAATCTACTCTTACAATCAGCTGGCGCATTGATATGTAAGAAGTGGATTGTCACTACAGAACGCAGATTGTTGGCTAGAGGTTTAAGACATGGATGGGATGGCGACTTTTGTCTGATGGCGTGGGTGCATGACGAACAGCAAATAGCGTGCCGAACAGAAGATATAGCAAAGATTGTATGTGAAGAAGCACAGCAGGCAATGAGAGACACACAAGAATACTTTCATTTTAATGTTCAGCTGGATACAGAAGGTATTATTGGTCATAACTGGTATGAATGTCATTGATACGAAGGAGACATAATTATGATGAAATTTGAAGATGCTAAAAGTGGTAAGAGTGATAAAATACCTAAGTTTGATATAAATTTAATAGACAGTAAGGAATTTCAAGATTATGTTGAGGGTGTTATTGCTAAATATGAAGGAACCTTTTTACCTGAAGATGTACACATTACATATGTGTCTATCAACAAAGATGGGAAAATCGTAACGAAAGACAACAAAGGTAATAAAGGAATTTCAAAATGTCATCCTGATGATGCTTTTAATCTTGAAATAGGTGTGCAGTTAGCAGTACAGCGTTTAGCAGAAAAGACTCCTTTTATACCTAAGGATGGTGAGGTTTACTATTCCATATTGTTAGCCACAAGTAACACTTATAAAAGTACATTTTATGAATGTATTTTTAGCGATAAATTGGATAGAGCTATTGGAAATTGCTTTCGTACAGAAGAAGAAGCGAAAAAACACAAAGACAAAATCATGTCTAGATTCAAAACACTTTTGAAATATGCCGAACGACTTGCTAAGGGGGATAACTAGTATGTATGCTAAACGTCTTAAATGCTCTAAATGTGGTCGTACTCTCTTGACAGGATTCACTAAAAACGTTGAATCTGTACAATGCTCTTGCGGACATATAACGTATCCGAATGACGAAAAAGTACAACGAGAACTTTCAAAAGCTGAAAGGAGACATTCAAAGTATGAAAGAAGTTGATTACCGCATCATAGACAACACATGTGTTTATGGTCTGGAAGAATCTGTTGTTGCTTCTGGATATCCGATGGCAACACATATCAATCCTCAGATGCATAAGGTAACGGAAAAGGATGCTAAAAGGGCGTTGAAACTAGGGAGTGCTTTAGCTGGCTCTGGTCATGATTGTTTTCTCAAAGGTATTATTGCACAATTTGATTTGACATTCACAGAAAAAATATGGCCAGAAGCAGAAAGGTATCACTTCTTTGAATTTGTGTCTTCCATGTCTACTATGCACATGTTATCAAAAATGGATGTCCGTTATATCTCTTACACGGATAAAAAGATAGCAGACTTGTTTTTGCAGATTGTGAAAGATTATGTAAAGAATCCTACGGAAGATAATTGGCTAAGAATGATATATAGCTATCCTAGTGGTCTTTTATTAACAGCACGTATCACTACGAATTATTTACAGCTAAAGAATATCTACGCACAGAGAAAGACACATAGACTTCCTGAGTGGAAGCAATTTTGTACGTGGGTAGAAGGACTTCCGTTAGTAAAAGAATTGGGGGTAGTACCAAATGACAGCAGTGTATAAAGTGTACGGAGACAACAGCGACTTCCTGAAAAAGAGACATATGGCAGTGACAAAACAATCAAAGGTGTATGACACCATAACGGCTCGTTTAGAAATGAATGATGGCTATTGTCCTTGCCAGCCCTCTAAGACGCATGATACCTTATGTCCTTGTAAGTACATGCGTAAATACAATACATGTCGTTGTGGTCTCTATGTGAAAGCAGAGGGGAAGGACGAATAATGTACAATCCTTTTAGAGACCCTATAACCATTTTGGTAGATGCTGATATGGTTGTCTTTCGGGCTTGCTCATCTTGTGAACATGAAATTGACTGGGGGGATGGCCTTTGGACATTGCACTCTGATTTCTCAGAAACCAAAGCGTATCTCATGGATCATATGGATGAATGGATAGGAAGAGCTTTGGAACTGGATGAATACACAGGGGATGTAAAAGTTATTTATGCATTCTCAGATGATTCATCCAATTTTAGAAAGAAGCTCCTGCCTACATATAAGATGAATCGTGCAGGCAAGAGAAAACCAGTCGCATACTATGCACTGAAACAATGGGTAAAAGACGAATGTGATAGTGTTCAGCTACAACATCTGGAAGCAGATGATGTTATAGGTATTCTTGCGACTGGAGAGAAGAAAGACAATAACATTATTCTCTCTGGTGATAAAGATATGAACACAATTCCCACAAAGATATATAACATATTGTCAGACACATTAGTAAGTGTCTCAGCACAAGAAGCTAATTACCATTTGTTATATCAGACTCTTGTAGGGGACACAGCAGACAACTATACAGGTTGTCCAAAGGTGGGAAAAGTCAGAGCAGAACGCATTTTGCAAGACAATCCAACATGGGAAGCGGTTGTGGATAGTTTTAAGCGTGCGGGACAAACAGAACAGGACGCATTGTTACAGGCTCGTGTCGCACACATTTTGCAGGCTGGAGATTACGAGAAAGGAAAGATAAAATTATGGACACCAAACGATTTGAAGAAGTAACACGGATGACACCTAGTGATTTTGATAAACTTGTGTCTATCATTGCATCCCTAGCAGACAAGCAAGCAACACCACTATTCAAACATCGCAAGAGTAATGAAGAACTATCTAAAATTTTGTGGCAGATGTGGTGGCATGAAGAATTACATGTATTCGCTGATGCAGACACTAAAGAATGGGCTGGTGTGGTTGCATTTGATGTGGTCGCACTCTGGTGGATTGAAGGTATTGTGTTGGTAGAAGACATGCTTGTGTCTTTGTCAAAACGTCCTTCTGGGTTTGGTTCCTTTGCTGTCTCCTATCTGGAAAAGGAAGCAAAAAACAGAGGATGCTCTTTAATTTTATCTGGTAGCAGTATGGTTCAGGATTCACAGATTGTACAAAACATGTATAAGAAACATGGGTTTGTTGTCTATGGTGAGTCCTATTTAAAGGAGTTGTAAATTATGATGCATGATGAATTACCTTATGTGCCTTTAGATGTCGTAGCATACCTTGAGGCAATTTATACACCTGATTTTTTTCTAGAAGCAGACAGTGAAAACAATGACGAACGAATGGGTTATATGAAAGGTGCAACGGAAGTCATTGACGTTTTACGGTCTTTAGCAGAAAGGAACGATTGATATGGCTAGTGGTGGTTGGATTGGGAACCTCGTCAGCGGTATATTGGGCTGGGGTTCAAAAAGGTATTCTGTCTCACCTGCTGTACAGCCCTCTGTTACAGCGGCAGAGTTAGTCCCTAGCACAGAAGCACAGACAGCTGATGCTCCTGTTATGGGTAGTGAGACAGATACAGCAGTAGACAAAAAGAAAAAGCGTGGCTTGTCCAGCTTGTATGTAAAGCCTACAAATAGCGGTACAGGCTCGTCAAGTGACTATACAGGAAGGAGTGGTCTTTAATGGCTAGTGGCGGATGGGTAGGACATACCCTATCTAAAGCGTGGCATGGTGTCACGAAAACAGTTAAAAGTGTTGTAGGGGGTGTAACAGGGGCCAGTTATTCAAATAACGCACAGGCTTCACAGCCACAGCAGATTGTGGTCTCTCAGGCCGCACCTGCACCAACAGCGGCAGAACAGGCCGAATATGATGCAACAGTCACTAATGTGAAGAAGAAACGTGGCAAGAACTCTTTGTATGTGTCTTCTTCCTCTGGAGCCGGTAGTGGTGGTACTGGCATTAATGTATGAGTAATAAACTCTTATCATTCTATACAGACGATTCTGTTAAATCTCGTTATGATAAATTATCATCTGAACGCAAAATGTATGTTGACAGAGCTGTAAGGAACGCTAAGGTTACAATACCGATGCTATTCCCCGAAGAAACAGACAACTATACTACAACATACAAGACTCCATTTCAGAGCATTGGTGCAAGAGGTGTAAATAATCTTGCATCAAAAATTATGCTGGCTCTCTTTCCACCAAATGAGCCATTCTTCAGATTGGAGTTAGGAGATTTAGCAAAACAGCAGGTAAATGCAACAGGTGATACGTCAGCAATGACAAAGATTGACCAGCTCATGAGCAGTATTGAACGTCAGCTTATGGACTACATGGAAGCAAATAGATGTCGCATAACAATTAGTGAAGGTGTCTTACAGCTGATTGTGGCTGGTAACTGCTTGTTATATTTACCACCTAAAGAAGGCGGCATTAAGTTATATAAATTAAATAACTATGTTGTTGTTCGTGATGGGACTGGGGCGTGGATAGAGCTAATAGCAAAAGACAGTATTAGTTATGCCGCTCTCCCGCCAGAAGCTAAAGTACATGTATCTGAAGACACCAATCCAGACAAAAATATAGATGTCTATACGCATGTGTACCTAGGGGACGATGATACATATTACATGTATCAAGAAATTGAAGGGGAAATTGTATCAGGCAGTGATCAACAGTTTCCTAAAGATAAAGTCCCTTGGATTCCTTTAAGACTTAGAAAAATGGATGGTGAATCTTATGGACGTTCCTATGTAGATGAATACTATGGAGATTTAAAATCGCTCGATACAATCAGTGAAGCTATTGCAGAAATGGCGACACTCTCTGCTTTTGCTTTATTCCTTGTGTCTCCATCCAGCACGCTACGTGTTGATAAGCTCAAAAATGCTCAAACTGGTGACTTTGTGAAGGGTAAGGAAGGTGATGTTGTTGCTTTCCAGCTGAATAAGGTCAATGATTTACAGGTAGCATATCAGCACAAGCAGGAATTACAGAGTAATCTTTCATTTGCTTTTCTGCTTAACAGCTCTGTACAGCGTAATGCGGAACGAGTCACAGCTGAAGAAATTCGTTATGTAGCTAATGAACTCGAAGACAGTGTAGGAAATATTTATTCTCTGTTGTCTCTCGAATTACAATTACCATTAGTTCGTTGCATCATGGCTCAGTTAATGGCACAAGGTTCTCTCCCAGACATTCCAGAGGGGGCCAATGGCGTTCAGACACATATCATAACTGGTATGGAAGCATTAGGCAGAGGGCATGATTTAACGAAGATTGAACAGTTCTTGCAGATTGGTGCTACCATTCCAGATTTCCAGAATAGACTCAAGGTAGGAAATGTCTTATTGCAATTAGGTACTGCTTTAGGCGTAGATGCTTCTACTTTGGTCATGAGTGATGAAGAATATCAGGCAGTACAGCAACAGATGCTCCAGCAACAGATGGCGCAACAGATGGCATCGCCTTTGGCACAAGGAGCAGTACAGGAAGCTACACAGAAAGGGTGAACATAATTGGAAGAAACTACGAATAACGTAAATGTACCAGCAACAGAGGAAAAGGCAGAAGATACTGTTATTGTCTCTCAGACTCCCTCTAATACGCAGGTGGCTGTAAAAGATACAGCAGAAAGCGTGGATGGTATTATTGACGAAGTTGCTGGTGAAGACAATCAGCCAGCAGAAGAAACACAGACAACAGAAGGTGAAGACACAACACCTAAGGCAGAGGAAGGAACAAATCAGCAGTTAGATACGGCACATAAAGCTCTTGAAGATGCTGAAAAAGACCTTGTATCAAAAGGTGTTGACTTCAATGCACTTGAAGCAGAATACATGAATAATGGTTCTCTGTCTTCTGAATCCTATGCAAGACTTGAACAGGCCGGATATCCTAAGGCTGTTGTTGATGGTGTTATTAATGGATGGGAAGCGGCTTCACAGCGTTTTGTCAATGATGTGTTCAATCTTGCGGGTGGACAGGAAGAATATGCACGTATCCAGCAGTTTGTGTCTGCCCAGCCTCAGGCTGTCCGTGATGCATTCAATGCTACGCTCGACAGTGAAAATCTGATGCAGATTAAATTGACACTGGATGGCATTAAAGGCCAGATGGTAAAGCAGTATGGTACACAGAAAGCCTCTATCATTGGTCGTTCTGCTCCTGCTATTGATATGGCTGGTTATGAAACCACAGCAGACATGATTAAAGATATGTCTGACCCTCGATATCAGACAGACCCTAAGTTCACGAAAGAAGTATATCGTAAAGTTAAGAACTCTAAGTTATTCTAATAAGAAATTGTAACGGCCATTACAATTTTGGTAGTAAAGACACTCAAGAACTGGGTGTCTTTTTCTATATATAATTTTTCTATTTTGAAAGGTGGATGATATTAATTATGGCAAATATTACTATTGCATCTCCAATGGCGATTGGTACACAGACAGCAACGGACGCTCAGAAACTTGCACTTGCCCTTAAAGTATTTAGTGGTGAAACTCTCACAGCGTTTGCTCGTGCATCCGTAACAAATGGTAAATTCGTAAAGCGTTCTATCCAGTCTGGTAAATCCGCACAGTTCCCTGTATTCGGTCGGACAAAAGCACACTATCTGAAGAGTGGGCAGAGCCTTGATGATAAGCGTGAAAACATCCAGCAGGGTGAACGCACGATTGTTATTGATGGACTGTTAACGACGGACTGCCTTGTGTCTGATATTGATGAATTTATTGCACACTATGATTTCCGCTCTCCCTATGCAACACAGCTTGGGGAAGCACTGGCTATTTCTATGGATGCTTCTGTCCTTGCTGAAGTCGCTAAGGAAGCTCTGAATACGTCTGAAAACGTAGCTGGCCTTGGTAAAGGTGGTGTCGTTACGGAAACACTGGCAACGGGTAATACGCTGGGTATCAATAAGGAAACTGGTGTAGCTGTACGTAAGATTCTGCTTCAGGTAAAAGCTAAGATGGCTAGTAATTATGTACCTGCTACAGACCGTTATTGCTTTGTAACTCCTGAAATTCATGCGGCACTTGCATCTAACCTTGACTTCTTGAATAGCCAGTATGGTGCATCCGCTACCCTGAGCAATTCTAATGTCATCAACATGGATGGCTTCCAAATTATTGAATGCCCTCATCTGACCGCTGGTGGTGATGATCCGACCAATACGATTCAGGGAGATGGTCATGCATTTCCGTCTACCTATGCTACTAAGTCTCCTCTGCTGATTTGTCACAAGACTTCTGTTGGTATTCTGTCTCTGAAGGATATTGCCTTTGAACAGGCTCGGCGTCCAGAATATCAGGCAGACCAGCTTATTGCTAAGTATGCTATTGGTATTGGTGGTCTTCGTCCTGAATCTACGTTTATGGGTATTATCAATAACCCGGGTTAATCTAGTATTATTTTTTGGGAAAAGGGAGTGGAGTGTCTGCTCCCTTTACTCCCTCTTTGAAAGGAGTTGAACTAAGTGTTATTTATTTCTAGTGAACTAGACGCAATTAATTTAATTCTAGCCTCTATTGGTGAAGCTCCTGTAAATAGTATCTCTAATGCAGAATCAGTGGATGTTGATAATGCTATTCGGGCTTTAGAAACTGTTTCTCGTTCTATACAACGTAAAGGGTGGTTATTCAATACCTACATTGATATGGTATTTCCGCCAGACACTTTATCTAAGCGTATCCGTTACAATCCGTCATGGATAGATATAATAGCTACTGACGGTAAGACATATGTCAAGCGGGGGGATTATGTCTATAATTTAACAGACAAAACATATGAATTTTCAGAGGACTTAACATTGACAATAATTGAAGCACTGGCCTTTGATGACTTGCCGGATGTCTTCAAAACATATATTACAGCAAAAGCCGCTATCCAATTTCAGGCACGTTACCTTGGTGATGAAAATATATCACAGGAACTATATCAGGAAGCGGCAGAGTCATATGCAGACCTTGTGCAGTACAGTATTGATACAGGGACAAACATGTATCAAATAACGGGTATGCAGTCATTGTTGCAGAGGAGTTGATTAAGAATGGCACTGTATTCACAAAGTATTAAAAACTTTGTGCAAGGTATTTCACAACAGCCAGCACTTTTAAGATTCCCCGAACAGTTAGAAGAACAAATAAATGGCTTCTCGACAGAAGTATCAGGACTCCAGAAACGGGTTCCCACAATTCATCTGAAAACATTGACAGGGTTAAATCTTACTAAAGGAAGCAAACCTCTTGTCCATTTTATTGATAGAGACAAACAGCAGAAATATATGGTTGTCTTTGCAAATAACACTTTGAAGGTCTATGACATGAATGGTGTCGAAAAGACAGTAAACATAGAAGATGCTGATTATCTGAAAACAGCCTCTCCCAGAGATGATTTACGAGGGATGACTGTTGCGGACTATACATTCATCTTGAACACGAAAAAGGTTGTAAAGATGACCTCTAAAAAATCTCCTGACTACTTTGCTTCTCAAGGTAGTATGTTGTATGTCAAACAGGGCCAGTATGGACGTACCTATCAGGTATGGATTGATGGTGTCTCTAAATGTACGCATACAACACCAAACGGAGATGCCGCAGAGCAGACAAAACAGATAGACACAAACTACATAGCAGACCAGATTAATACACAGCTAAACAAGAATGGTGTATCAACAGATCATGAAGACAACTGGATACGTATAAAATCTAATGGTCTTGTACAGACTGCCGACGGCTTCAATCATCAGGCCCTTATTAATTTTAAGAAGTCTATCCAGCGTTTCAGCCTTTTACCTGCAACAGCTCCAGATAATTATTGTGTCAAAGTAAAGGGAGACCCTAATGGAGCGTCAGAGGGGAGTTATTATGTAAAGTATTCTAAAGCCAATAATGTATGGGAAGAATGTGTCTGCCCGAATATCAATATTGAAATAGATGCTACAACAATGCCGCACGCACTTGTACATAACGCAGATGATACTTTTACATTTAAAAAACTGACATGGAAAGAACGTAAGGTGGGTGATGATGACAGTAACCCATATCCGTCGTTTATCGATAAGACACTATCTAGTATTTTCTTCTACAGAAACAGGCTGGGTGTCTCATCTGATGAAAATATTATCATGTCTGAATCAGGAGAGTATTTTAATTGGTGGATGACAACAGCAAATGACTTGTTAGATACAGATGGTATCGACGTACCTATTACGTCTACGAAAGCCAATTTGATTAACTATATTGTGGTCTTTTCAGAAGACCTTTATGCATTCTCTAATGACACTCAGTTCATCATACGTGCTGATTCTACCTTGACACCTAAAACAGCTTCACCAACAGAAATTACACAGTTTAACAGCTCTCCTGATTGTCAACCAAAGGTAGCAGGAAAGAACATGTATTTTCCCTCAGAGCATGGAGATTTTACAACTATTCGAGAATACTATACAGTGCAGGATATTTCACAGATGAAAAATGCTCAAGACATAACTTCTCATATTCCGAACTACATTGAAGCGGGTGTTTATGAGATTGTGTCTTCTACATCTGAAAATGTATTGTTCTGCCTAACAAATGGTGCTACAGACACTATCTATATTTACAAGTATCTCTTTGCTAATGAAGAACGTATTCAATCCTCTTGGTCTAAATGGGTATTTGATGGAGAAATTTATGGTGCTGGATTCATCGGCAGTCGCTTGTTTCTTTTGATACGGAGAGGGACACAAATCAACATGGAAATGATGGACTTTTCTGTTAACATAAAGGACTTTGAAGACGATGAATTATATCGGGTGTTCTTAGACCAGAAGAAGGTATTGAGTAATGGTGTGTACAATTCGACAACAGAAAAGACCTGCTTTGACCTGAGAAGTGCATATTCTTTTACAGATGACACACCTTTACATAATATGTGTCTCATCACTCCTGAAGGTTTTTTGCATAAGGACATACAAATAGAAAATGGTTGTGCTTATCTTGATGGTGATTATTCTAAGAAGCATGTTATTGTTGGAGAAGCGTATTTGTTTAAAATCATCTTTTCTACTTTTTATTTAAAGAAGAATGATTCTGGGAATATTCAATCATACGCAACAGGCAGGACACAAATAAAGAATTTACATATTAATTATATAAATACAGGATATATGCAGGTGTGTGTAGCTTATGTGGGTGGATCTTCTTATATTTATCGTATGACCAGTAAGATACTCGGAGAAAGTTCAGCTCGTTTAGGGAGAGTGTTAGGGTATAATGGGAAGTTTGATATACCAGTACATAAAAAGAATGATACAGTAATTATTTCTGTTGAATCAGATATGCCTGTTCCTTTATCTATTATTGGTATGGACTGGGATTGTATGTATACTTCGAGAGTAAAGGAGATGTGATGACAATATGTGTACTACGGCACTTACTATTGGTGTGTCTGCAATGAATGCTATTTCAAAACAAAATGCAACACATAAGGCATTGCAGTCTCAAATTGATGCAAATAACAAAACAGCTCAAGGCTACATTCAGTCCATGAACTACTCTTTTCAGAACTACGAGACACAACGGAGAGCTTTGTTTGCATCACAAATAGAAGCAATGACTAAAATGCGGTTACAGTCTAAGAGACAGGAATCATCTGTAAAAGCCGCTGTAAATGAAGAATTAGCCGGAGGGGGACGAACAGCTTCCCTAATTAATCGCTCTATTCGTGCAGATGAATCTCGTGTAGCTTCGCAAGCACAGGCTAATTATGAAAGACAAAATAATGAAATAGATTTAAATAAAGAGACAACACTCATCAATACCAAAAATGCTATCAATAGTATAGCTCCTGTTGAGACACCTTCATACTTTACGTCTCTTATGAATATAGCAAGTGATTTCTTCAATACCTATAATACCTTGCAGAACATAGGGAGCATGAGAAAGAAAGCTGGTGTCACAGGGAGTACATATAAGGGAGCGTCTACAACAACTTATTCATCTCCAGATGGTGCGTACAAATACACAGTAGACAATGTACGTGGTGTAGATTTAGACAAATATATAGCAAAAGAGAATATGTTTAATAGTACAGGTATCTTTGCTATGAATCCTGTCAGCTCCTATTTTGGGACAGACCTAACTAGTGGTCTGAAATATAATTATTCTGAAAATGGTTTATCAAGAAGGGGTGCAACATGGCGAAACGGATTGCTAGTGCTATAGGCACTGAAATGCAGTTCATGCCACAGCCAGAAAAAGGATATCAGGAGAATATAGGGGGCGTTCAAGGTGTACGAGGAACAACACCTGCGGCTTCTTCTGCTTCTATGCTGGCTTCGGCAACATCTGATTTCAATAATGCATGGTTGTCTTTTCTGACAGACCGTGAAAAAAGAATGAATGATGCTGGTCTTACAGAAGCGAACAGAATGATTAGTTCCACTTCTGCTGAAGACCGTGAACGCTTATCAACGATTGATTTAGCTATGACATATGGATTTGGTTCTAATGTAGACAATCCATACTTCATAGCATATAGTGATAAATTACGAGGACAGGCGTTAGGAGATGCCGCTCGCATAGCATACAATGAACAGTATGGGGATTCTCCAGCGAAAACACCACAGGAAGAAGTTGCCAGATATGATAACTTTGCAAGCTCTTATAAACAGCGATATCTTGATGATGGACTTGTGTCTAATGATGTAGCTTTTAATCAGGGCTTTAATGACAAACACATAGAGAATCAGACACAACTGGCAAGTAATCATGTAGAACGTGATATATCTGATAGAATCGCTGAGACCTTTAACAATATGAAAGCACAGATAGGTTCTCTTATCTATGATGCTCCTTCTATGTCTTTGGATACTATTCAGCAGAAAGCGCAGGAAATTTTCAATCAAGGAAAATTAATGGCGTTGAATCCAGAACAAAGACAAGCTCTTGTTGACACATTCACAAAAGAAATATTGTCTACAGGCACGATAAAGGACTTTCCTGCCTTTAAAAAGATGATGGACAATATATCAGTAGAAACAAGGCTGGATGGTACATCGGTTCCCATGAGTTCTCTTGTAGACAGCATGGCATTGGATACTATTAATTTAGAGTATCGCAAGGCTCATGTGTCCAGTCTGAAGATGGCTAATCGCAAGAAGTATGGGAAAGATAATAACTTAGATAGAGTTATGGGAGATGTCATTAAAGGTCTGCAATCTAATAGTCGTTCGGCGCGTGATGATGCAGAAGAATTAATGGGGCAATTACCAGAAATACATGGCCTGCAACAGGAACATAAGGCCGCTAAAGCTCGTGCGGCTAAAGCTCAGGCCAAAAAGGTAGGTGGAGCCTTAAAGACACAAGCAGGACTAGAAGCGGCCACAGAGAACATTAATGCATATCTGAATGGTGATGGCGGTGTCACATTCGATGGCTACCATAATAAAATAGGGGAACCTATGGTTGGTGGGAAAGCTGTTGATGCAGATACACGTAAAATGGCCTTCCTAAAAGCACAACAGGATATTTTGTCTTCTGACGATGACGAAGACACAAAAGGTCAGCGTCTCATGAAACTTTATAGTTATCCGGGAGTCAATGATATACGCACTCAGCTATCTAATAGTATCCTCATGGAAATTAATAGTAACACAGCACAGAATGTAGAGTCTAATGGTGTCCCTAACTCTATTATTTATATGGTGAAAGCCAGACAGAGTAATAAGGGTCAGTTTGCCGGTGTCTTTGGTTCAAAGGTTGATACAGCGATTGGAGCAATTCAACGCTTTGCAGACGCTTCAGGGGAAGCAGATGCCGACAATGCTTTGATACGTGGCTTTGCTAACTATTGCAGAATCAAAGATATGGATGATACCACAAAGGATGCTTATAAATCACAATTCAGAGGGATGATATCAAAAGGATG